GGCTTCTTCGGTCGGATCTTCCATTTCTTCAGACGCCATACGGATTTACCCTCGGACGCGCATTGACAATGAGCCTCGGCTGCAACGGCTTGGGCTTGCTCACACTTATCATATCCTTGTCGGCTAGGAAACGTAAACCTTGGGTGCAAGCATCCATCAAATCGTCATGCCGAATGCTGCCCTCGCCGGAGAACGCACAAAGTTGATACAGAAGCGGTTCCGCCCACGAGCGAACCTGACCCTTGCGCTTCTCAGACTCCACAAACCAGACCATGCCGCTCGCAAAGAGGTGACTCACCATGTGAAGGCGCGTGAGTTTGCTTGCTTTGCCGGGATTGTAAGCGTGCGCGATGATGCCTTCTCTTGCGAGCATCTGCCGAAGCGAAATTCCGCTGCCTTTGTCTTCAATCACGATGGTATCGGGCTTTCTGCCGCTCCCCAACACCCGTCCGGGGCCAATCATCGGCTTGATTAAAGGCCGCTGCTCATCATCGCCGTAATAAACCTCACGCTCTTTGTGCACCCGCTTGATCAAATCCGGCATCCCAAGCCGATCTTCCCAACAATCAAGCAACATGATGCAGGGCTTGTCTTCTTGATGGAATAAACCCAAGACCACACACGCACTCGGGTCGGCATCGGACGTTTTCTTGTCGCGAGTTTGCTCCGTAAACGCCGTATCCAGACTCAAAACGATGTGTTCAAACACCGGCAAGGGCTTTTTCGCTGGCCATAACTTGACCCAATTGCGCTTAATGATCCCCTGCTCTTCCGGATTCAGCACTTCGGCGTGAATTTCCTGCCGACCTAGCGTCGTACCCTCAAATTTCAACAATTGCTGCTGGAAAGTCGGCGCTAAGTTCGCAATGTTCTCGTACGTCGACGCCCGAACCACCGTTACATCGTCGCCATCGCGCTCAATCAACTCACGAATCAGCGCTTTGGGCTTCGGCGTCGTCGTTGCCACAATTCTTGGGTGTTTTCCAAGGCGAAGCGCGAACATAATCATGTCCCACGCCTCTTGGTCGTACTGCCACGCCGCCAATTCGTCGCACCACGCGCCATGCCACTGGCCACCACGGAGCCGGTCGGGCGTTTCAGCACTGATCCCTTTGATGAGCGAGTCGTTCTTTAAGATAATTTCCGACAGCGACCGGTTGTATTCCTTAATCGCACGCTCCGGAATCACCGAAATCAACCCCGAATCACCCTCAAAACACGTATCACGAATGTCCGCAGAGGTCGGCGCACACACCAACCAACGGCTTTCGGGCCTTTGGAATGCTTGCCACCATACCCACTCTGCCGCAGCCCGCGTTTTTCCCGCACCACGACCGGCAAGCATCAACCAAATGGTCCAATCGCCCTTCGGGGGAGCCTGATGCTTGTGCCGCTTCTCACACCACTTGGCATGCGCCTGCAACGCAAACAACTCATCGGTCGTGAGCTTGTTTAAATCCTCAAGGATCTTCTGCGTCTGCGGGCTCGTTGCCGTAGCCGGGGGTGCGTTAAGCGTGAGGGTGGGGCCCTTCTCGGACATATCAGCGATAACGCGAGGTCTTCTTCGCGATCTTGGACGGCTGCTTTACAAATTGTTTGCCAGCGGCCTTGCCCTCTCGCTTGGCACGAGTCGTTGCCGCATATTCCGCAGGCGACAGCGCTTCAATGGCCGCTTTGGGGAGATAACGCTCGCCGGTTTTGGAGGAGGGTTTGCCGGACTTAGTTGTCCAACGCTGGTCGCCCCAGTCTTTCAGTGATTTCTGTGGTGAGCGCATGGTTAGTCTCGGTACCCGCCGCCTTTTTCTTTATAGCGTTTAGCCAGTAGCTGAGCTTTCCTCGCGGACCATTGCCCTGCGGCGGTGCCTTGTGTGGCCGATGCCTTGATCTGATTAAACAACTTCTTGCGCATCTCGGGCTTGGTGTAATTACCCGCTGCGTTCACTTTAGATTTCGTTGCCACGGTCAACACTCCATACTTCAGTTTGACGCTTAAGTTTCGGCCAAGTGGCCTCGGTAATAAACGATTTGTCCAATACTAGCAAATGATTTGTGGGCTGCGCGGTATAACGACCGTTGTCTAACTTGACGAAGTAGAACTCCTTGCCCTGCTCCGGCTCCTGACTGAAACCATCCAGCATCGGGATTGCGGTGAAGAGGTAGGTACCGGTGTGTTCTTGGCGGGAACGTAGCCGGGTCTTGATACGGGTCCCTTCGAGAAAGGGGTACTCGGTCGTGCTGAAGTGAATGCCGTAGCAATCCCAAGTCTGTGCGTCGGCGGGGTCCCAAGGGGTCCCTGTGATGGTATGCGCCAACTTGTGCAGCGGGACGTTCCGGTATACCGCGCCGCATTCCAGCATGACGTGGCAACCCCAAGTGCGACCGGGGTGGGAAACCAGACCAAACCACGCAGCCCGTAGCCAGTCGGCGTTGCCAAAGGTGTTGGGCTCAACGTAGCAGTACGTGTGCCGGGGTAGGGGTCCCGCGCCGGTATGTAGCATAAACAAAAGGTAACACAAGTGGGTAGCGTTGCAAAAGTGGGGTGGGGGCCTGAAAGTGAAATGTGCAGATGGGACCCGTTGCGCCACCCGTCGATTTGCGTGCGTCCCGTGTGTCGTCATTCGTCTATTGGCGCTCCGCGCAACGTCTCGCTAGGGACCCACGACCACGCGCCCACATTCGCGCCCATTACTTGCGCCACCGATACCAGTAGCAGCAGCAGCGGTACAGATTACTAGTCACAATTGCATAGCATTGGCGCGTAGCATTTAACTGTTGACATAACAACCTGCTTGCGTTAATCTGTAGTCGTTCGATAACTAAACAGGAATTAGCACACATGATCCGCATATCCACTACATCGAAGCTTGACGGGGTTCGCTCGTGGTCGCTTCAGGCTCGCGAGACTTGTCCCGGCTCTTTTGGTTCTGACGGTGAGCTTGTCCCGGCATGCGTTGGTTGTTATGCCGTTGGTGGCAACTACCGATATCCGAACGTTAAAGAGCCGCGCATAGAAAACCGGGAAGACTGGAAGCGCCCGGAATGGGTCGCCGATATGGTCGCCGCGTTGCGTAACGATAGGTTTTTCCGTTGGTTTGATTCGGGCGATATGTACGCGCTCGCGCTCGCCGAAAAAATTTATCAAGTAATGGAAGCGAACCCGGATGTTCGGCATTGGTTGCCTACCCGAATGCACAAGTTTCCGAAATTCGCGGATGTGATCAAGCGCATGCAAGCGCTGCCGAACGTCATGGTTCGCCCGTCATCCGATAGCGTTACCGGAGAATATGTACCGGGTATTCACGGCTCGACCATTGTCCCGGCTATTGATCAAGTACCAACGGGCGCGACGTTATGCCATGCCGCCACCAATGCCGGGAAGTGTGGCGCGTGCCGTGCCTGTTATGACAAGTCCGTAGCCGTCGTCGCCTATGTAGCGCACGGGCGCAGCATGATGAAAGTAATTCGCGAACAGTTAGCCGCCTAACCAACAGGGAGAACTAGCACATGATCACGTATCGACAATTTCGTAGCCTAGTGAATCGTGAAGTAATCCGTCAGTCTGGCATGGGACTAGAGTGTCTCGCCGATTGCGATATATCGGACTATTGGGATTCTGATTTTACTGATCAGGAAGCGCAGGACGCGGCCATCGAATGCGCCCATATGGTACTGGCCGAAAACGATTTCCCAATGGATTGCATCGGAGAATAAGCACATGAAAGTACGCGCCAATAGTTGGTATACCTACCGTCCTGCGCTCATCGACCAATGGAACGCATGCACTACGCTACGACCGGGCGACCGGGTACAGGTAAGAAAAGCGCCCGGATGTCCGCCACCCAATACCATGGGCCATGCTCACGTTTACGACGAGACCGGGAAGCTGCGCGGCCTAGTTCACACGGCTAGCCTGACGCGCTAACAAGTTTTCGGTGCTAACACTCAGGGGGCTTCGGCCCCCTCTTTTTTCTCAGGCGTGACATCTATGGTTATGCCGCGCTCCAGTATTCCGGCGAGTCCGGTCAAGATTTCGGTGCGCTGCTGAATTTCAATCGGGCCGCCGTCTTTGCCGGTTAGTTCTACCTGTTGTCGGTCGCTCCACCCTAATCGGGCCTTTGCCAAAAAGATTGCAGCGGTATCGGATCCGGCAATCGCCCGTTGAGCGAGCGACCCTACTACGTCGGTCATCATTCGGGTGCGACCGTGTTTCATCTCGTCGTCGTAGTGTTCGCTCAGAGTTTCGGGCGATACCTTCAACGCTTCGCATACTTGCCTGACCGTGAATCCGGCTAGGGACATGGTGGCGACGGTCTGGGCAAGTGTCGGGTTCGGGTGCGTTCCCTTCGGTCGTCGCCCGTCTTTTGTGTCCGTTACGTTATTAAGTAACGCTTGGTCGCCTTTCGCTCTAGGATCGGTTTTAAGCGGTCGGTCTGCCACCCCGCTACCCACGCCTAGGGTCTGTGTCTCCGTCGCCTCTAATGCCTTCTCCGTCATCTTTACGCGCTCCTTCGGTTCAGCCCGTAGCCTGTGGGTATTGTGCCTCCGGCAAAACATAAAAACAATACCGAGTTCGATAAATTCTCTACCATAAGAACTAATTAGAACGAATTCCGGTGATGTAAGTCGTTGATTGTCATAGATAAATACATTAAAAAAAAATTAATATCTATATACCCTCCTATCCTTTTCCTACTCTACCCCCTTGTGTTGTTTCATAGTTTTTCTTTGCTCTTTTTTCCCCTTATGTTCCAAACAATAACTAATTAATTATTCCGACTCCTTACTTTTCAATGACTTACAATTAATTAGTTCATTTGTTCTTAAAAGGATTTTATCGATTCGCAAAACAGTCATAAGCAACTAAGAAAAATCAGGACATACGATTTTCACCCCTAATTTGCAAAAAATCTCTTGACTTGACGGTTTTTCTGGAAAACAATAGGTCGTTTTTCTAACCATGAGGAATTTAAATGTTATATTTTAAGGCCCTAACTCAAATAAATTCACCGGCAACGGCTAAGCAGGTGTTCGACAAGGCCAAAGAGATGGCCCCTCACAAGACGCGAGACCTACAGACCGTTCGGGCAGCGTTGGCCTATCTGGTGCGGACTAATCGTGCCATTCGTGTCGGGCATGGACAGTACCAAGCCATACAGACCAACGAAAACGAGGTGATCAAACTGGTCGCAGAGAACCAGAGGCTACGGGAGAGACTGCGGACGCTCGCCAAGGCCTTCATGGTCATTATCGAGGCGAACGGCTACCAACTTAAAGACTTCGAGGGCTGATCATGTACGAGATATACGGCAGATATAGAAACCTGAAACCTGTGGACATCGAGGAATGTCCGAAAAAAACTGACAAGCTCGTTTGGCGACGTTTAAACGATCAGGGCAAGCGCTACACCATTTTGGAGGCGCGGTGCGATATGAATTTCTCCGACTTATTTCAATCGGTGCGGGAGCTGCGCCAAGAGGTCGCAGAGTTGCGATTGAAACTCACCGAAACCCGCAACGAACTGTCGGACTTGAAGCGCAAGGTCTACGGTTCATCCACCTGATGGTCACTCCCTCATGTCGCAGCATGGGGGTATTGACTAACACAAGCCGCTTGAATTACCTTCGACAAAACGAACAAACCCACCCACCATTAGTTAGAACGGACGGAGAAAGCACATGACCGACCCCGACATCCAAGAGCTTGTTGCTCGCCTGAAGGACTTTCTCGCCTACTGCGACGACACGAGCTTACCCCGCCCCGCCGGTATCCGGCACGAATCCATACCGGCAACGGAGCCAGAGGTCGCATGAAGAACTTTAAATGCGCTGACTGCGGCAAAGAGTTCAACGAGCCGCTGCATATCCACGAAAAGGAAATGATCGACTACGGCATCGGTCGCCAATGGGTCACGCTCTGGGAGGGCGACGTTTGCCCTGCTTGCGAAAGTACCAACTGGGCCGACATTCCAGAGCCTGAGCCAGAAAACGAGGAGTCCGTATGAACAATTACATTGTGTTGTATCGCACAGAAGAAATCATGTCCCCCTTTGACCCGCCTTTTGGGTTTGAGTGTGAGGCCGACGATGCTGACCACGCTGAAGAACAATGTTTAAACGCATACCCCGATAGCGGGGTGGTGTGGGTTATCGAAGGCGACGATTACCTCAAAGCCTTGGATCAATACTGGCATGAGAATGAAGTGATCTTATAAACCACAAAGGAGATAGCACAGATGAACAACAAGCAAAAAGCAGCGTTAGAAACGATTGCCAATTTTATCGAATGGTATTCAAGCAACGAAACGGAGCGCGACCGACTGTGGGAAGCGGCGTGTGATTACGTTGAGCAAGACCATGTGCTGACGGATGGGGAGGCAGCATGAAAACATACGATGTGACCATCAGGGCAACGATTTATAAGACGATCAGGGTGGAGGCTGAAAACGAAGATGACGCTTATGTTGAGGCGCACGAGCGGTTTTCGGTGATGCCAGACGATAGCGAACGGTACGAAGAAGAAACGATGGATATTGAAGAAGTGGAGGCCGCATGAACCCCAAAAAAAGCAATCGCCACCGATTCGACCCTGTTCCGCAGAACCAAAAAGACGCGCTGACCCTTGCTTTGAAGCTTGGGATAACGGCAACGAGCGAGAAGCGTATGAAGATGGCGGTTCAACTCGCTGAGGACTTGTCTGCGGGAATGTGTGAACTGGACATCATGCGCTGCAAGAAACGCGCTTTAAACGAACTGGGGATGAACCAATGACCCCCACCGACTACGCTTTGGCTGAAACGGCAGCGTACGCCCTGCTTGTCTTTGCCGCCGTTGTTTATCTCTCTAGGAACCGTCTATGAATCAGCTCAATTTAAATCGAATCCATCTATCCCGCGCCGTCTGGCATCGCATCTTTGAACACGCGGAGATGCTCTCTGCTTGCAAGGCTGAGATTATTTCAGAGGCGCAAGAACTGGACCGGCTACGCCCGAAGGCTCTGTACAACACCGGCTCCATCTCAGCGGCATCGGTGTGGGCTTTGACGGCTACGGCCTACTACTTTGCCCCGAAGGTAATCGCGGAGGTCGGCACCTTTATCGGTCGCTCCACAAGCGCGATGGCTCAAGGCTGCACTTACTCTGGGACGTTCTCCACGATTCACACCTGCGACCTGTCGAATGATATTGACCTGTCGGATGCGATGCCTTTTTCGTGGGGCGAGGCCGCGCTCGTTCAGTACCCCAAGCAAAGCTCTACGCAGATGTTTAAATCGCTTGCTGACGAGAACGTAAAGCTTGACCTGCTGCATCTGGACGGGCGCTTGACCGACGAGGACATGGCCCTACTGCCGCAACTTGTCAAAGACCAGACGCTTTTTACTCTGGACGACTTCGAGGGTCTTGAGAAGGGCGTTGCAAACGCACAACGGCTCATGCACACCTTGGGCAACGTCGCCCACTTTCTGATCTATCCGCCTGAGCGCGACACCTTGGCTCACTTTGGGCTGCGGGACGGTTGCACGACCGCGATGTTGCTTCCGCGCTGCCTCTTTCAGATCACGGTGCAATAACCATGAAACGCGAAAAACAACTGGCTGAATTTGTGGATCGTCTCATTGAGGACGAGATCCGGGCGGTCTACCGCAAGGTCTACGGGCAGGGCTTTTTCGTGGGCTTCGTAACGGCTCTAGTCGGCGCGATGGTCTTTTACGCCATCACGACAGGTGCTTGAGCTTGTAAAGCGCTGACAAGTAATGCCCCACAATCTCGTCAATGATGTTCTGGATCGCGCTTTCCTCGGCGTCGCAAAACTCAAAGCGGCCTGTGGCGATACGGTCGAGCTGATCTTCCAGAAACTCCACGAGGTCGCGGTTCTTGTCCGCCGACATGAGCGATACCGGCCCCATGAGTCCATGCCGACCCTGATACGCCTCTGCAAACGAGTCCGCAAGCTCAGGCAAGCCCTCGTAGAACTTCTGGGTCGCCTTGTGGACGGCGTACGACGGCGTATTTAAATGCACCGAATGGGCAACGTCCCTTGCCAAAAAGAGAAGGCCCACGAAGTCAGCGGCTTTCATGCTCATGGCAATAGCCTACCCCGAGGGCTGCGGAATTTCAAATGGGGGGCTTGCGTTGCCCCAAAGACGGGCATACACTCAAGCCGATTGGTTTAGCAAATCGTACATACAAATAACTAGGAGAAGCACATGAACGGACGAAACGATGACCCTCGCCAGATGAACGACGAGGAGATGATGCAAGAGCTGGACCGAGCGATGGGTGAGTTCTTTGCGATGGAAAAGCAACTGGAGCAACAACTCACGCAGACCAGCGCCAAGACCCTACAGGCGTCGGCCAAGGCGATGGATCACTTCATGGGATTGCTGTTTAAGTGACATGGCTCCGTTCCCTGACTTTCGGGAGCTGCGGGGGATTGCGCCCAAGGCCACGGTTCGCTGCGAGGTGTGCGGTACCGAGCATCGGGGGCGTTGCCATATGTTCCGCAAGAAGCCATACAGGAAAGCCCCGCCTCAAGAAACCCGCCGCTACAAAGAGGCCGCGAAGTTACATCAGCAGGTGGCCCGGGCGCGGTGGTGGATCAAGCAACTGACGGAGGCAGTCGATGAAGCAAGAGATTCCGGTGGACTCGGACGAGCGCGTAAGCCGCCCCCCGTTGCCCAAGAGCGAAAGAGAGTTGCTCGTCGAGCAGATCGTGGCGATGCAGCGGCAAATATATCTGATGGAGCGAAAGTTAAATGAGATGGATCAAAAGGAAATGGCGTACTTTCAAAGACCGCCTTCTCGTTGATTACGACTGGCGATGGGTACCGCCCCCAAACTACCGATGCTCGCGTGGCAAGCAGAGCGATTGCAGATATGGAGATTACTGGTGAGACACAAAGAGTACATGGTGGATCGGCTGCACGATGAGTTGGAGCGGCTGCGCACCGAGACGGCGAAGCTCAAGGCGGACTTTGAAAAGCAAGAGCGTGAACGCGAGCGGGGTGAGATTTTCTTCGCTCTTTTCATGTTTGGAGCGGGGCTCTTTTTAGGATGGGCATTGTTATGAAACTAGAAGTGTGCATCGAAGGCGTGAGTGCCATTGTCCGGTCGGAGCTGAACGAAACGCTCAAGTGCCTTCAGGATGATTTAAAGCGCCGCAAGAAAGGCAACAGCATTGCGATCTTTCACATGGACAAGGACGAGGACGTTGCCGAATTGCAGCGGCACATTGATGCGATGAAGTTGGTGCTGCGTTATTACGGAGAATGAAATGAAGAATCATAAAGGTGTTTTTCTGCACATATTTGAGGATGAAGAAGGTGAATCTGTTATCAATTTTCAAGCGGAATTGCTTGGGATTGCGAACAACGTCGCCAGTCTTCAGCTTTACTCTTGGATTGACGGATTTCCAACCAAAGTCATTGAGATGCCGATGAAGGAGTTACTCTCCAAAAACATCATTTTTTATGACAACGAAAAGAAGTGGCGCGACAGCGCGGACTATTCTTGGAAAGCTAAATGACCCGCGACGACGTTATCAAATTGGCAGAAGGCAAAGGTTACAGAGCCAAGCCCTGTGTCGCAGACGGCATGATGGCGGTCAATGTCGGCAAGGCTGAGGACACCAACGAACGTATGCGTCTGACCGATTCGGGACAGTTGCTTGTGGTGGATGAGGGCTGTTACTGGCAGGTCGGGACGACTGATGAGTGGGCGAAGCATTTACAGGAGCAACCGCGATGACCAACGAAGAACTAGACAGATTGTGGTTCAAGGCGATGCACCAATCTGTTGAAGAAGACAAAGCATTTATTCGTTACCACTTCGCCGCCCTTGTCGCTGCCGAGAAAGACAAGGAGATTGAACTACTGCGGGCAGACGCGAAACGATTAGATTGGTGCATTTCTGTCTTGCACTCTCAACGCAAAGAAGATTCATATCTGGTAACTGATACTGGGTGTGGTTGTTGTGGTGGAGGGAAATACTTTGATTGCAGTATTTCTGGGCGAGACGCTATTGATGCCGCGATTCGGGCGAGGGGGGAGACATGACTGTTGAAATCGTGTCTGAATATTGTTTGCTGCTAATTGTTGTGTGCTTCACCCTGTGCTTCATTGCGTTTACGGCGTTTCTAACGTCATGCGTTGCCCAAATTCTAATGGCGGGGTTTGGGGACTGGATGGAGGCAAGGAAAAAAGCGATTCGGGCGAGGGGCAGCGAGTGATCTCGACTTTTGTGTTCTTTCATGTGGGTGAGGACTTGTCGATGCCGACCAAGATGGTGGGGTCGTTGAAGTCCGTGATGCCAAGCGCTGAAGTCATTCAATGCTCTGACGAGGCCACGCCTGAAGTGAAGGGCGTGAATGAGGTCAAGCGCAGCAAGGGCGATGCGTCAGAGATGATGTACTGGCGCACAAGAGCGTTTGCCGAGGCCAAGATCACCCGCCCTGCGATGTACATTGATACCGACATGCTCTTTGTGCTGCCTGTGAATCCGGCTGCGTTATTGGCAGAGCGTGAGGTGATCTTCTGCCGCCGGTCGTTTGATCGGGACGCGGGGTTCAACGGTAAGCAGCGCGACGGGATGTTTAAACAGTACGATGGTATCCCGCTTGGGGTGTTGTACCCCTACCTTGGCTGCGCAACGATCACCAAGAACTACCATGCTTGGAAGGGCATGGCTGTGCTGATGGGGCTGATGAACCGAAACCTGCGGTCATGGTACGGCGACCAAGAGGCGCTCAAAGTGTACTCGCAGATCTTGTACCCCGAAGCCGTAGGTGAGATGCAGGAGCTGGACTACGCCTGTCTACCGGATAAGGCTCCGGTGGAGCATGTCCCTCACATCATGCACTTCAAGGGTGCGGCCCGTAAGCAAGCCTTTCTGAATTCGTTTTAGGAGACAGTAATGGAAGAGTTTGACTATTTAAATATCCCCAAGCCCGAGAGCAGCGAAGAGGTCTGGTGCACGATTGGGGAGTCCGGGGAACTGGATGTGTTCAACTGGGACTTCGTGGAGAAGCAGGCTGCGGTGTACGACAAGCACCCCGGCAACTTGCCCCGCGACAACGTGCAGATCATTTGCAAGCTCGCGGTATTAATTCGCAAGCAGACGATTTTCAATTGCATGGCGGTCTTGAGCAAGTACGCCGAGCACCCGCCTGAAACGACTGTGATCTTTATGCGCGAACCCGAGGTGAGCAATGATGAGTAAGGAAGACCCGACCCTGCGTGATTATTTTGCTTCGGCAGCGGTGCAGGGGTTGCTGGCGCGAGACGATCATTGGCACAACCCTTGGGACATTGCCCGTGATGCGTACAAGATTGCCGATGCCATGATGGATGTACGCGAAGAGCGAACGGAGCGGGAAGATGACTGACCCGTCGCTTCGGGTGTTTATCGGGTGGGATTCCCGAGAAGACATTGCGTATCAGGTGGCGAAGAAGTCGCTTGAGTTGTACTCATCCATTCCGCTCGAAATCGTTCCGGTAAAGCAAAACGATCTGCGCAAAGAGGGCGTGTATTGGCGTCCGGTTGATTCGATGGCATCGACGGAGTTCAGCCTCACGCGGTTTCTGACTCCACACCTCGCGGGGTATACCGGCTGGGCCTTGTTTTGCGACTGCGATTTTCTTTTCCGGGGGGACATCGCGACTTTGCTTGACTACGCCGACGGGGCAAAAGCGTGCTTCGTGGTACCGCACGACTACCGGCCTACCGAAACGGTCAAAATGAATAACCAACCGCAGCACGTTTACCCTCGCAAGAACTGGTCAAGTTTTATGTTCATCAATTGTCAGCATGAACAAGTTAAGAAGCTAACGCCAGAGATTGTGAACACGGTCACACCCGCGTATCTTCACAGGTTTGAGTGGCTGACTGACGATGTGATCGGGCATCTTCCGATTGCGTACAACTATCTTGAAGGGTGGTACACCAAGAATGACTGCCCGAATCCCATTGCCGTGCACATGACCCGTGGTGGTCCTTGGTTCAAGGACTGGGTGGATGTCGAATATGGCCGCGAGTGGATGGCTGTGGTGGCAACAATATGAAACTCACCAAGCAAGACATCATCAACAACGTCGAGAAACTTTTCAAGGCGAAGAAGTACGAAGACGCTTTGGACTTGTGTAACTACGGAATTGCCAAACATCCGTCGAGTGGGATTCTGTGCCGTGCGAAAGCCAAACTCTTGCAGACTATGGGTCGGTTTCGTGAGTCTATCAAAGCCTACTCGTTGCTGATTGATACGGGCGAGGCGCTTGCTGAGGACTACTACAACCGGGGCATGTGTTACTCGGAACTCCAGCAGTACGAGAAAGCGATTGCCGATCAGAACGGTTCGCTCAAGGTAGACCCGAAGTTCTACATGGCGTACATGCAGCGGGGTGCGAGTCAATGGGAGCTGCGGCGTTGGGATGACGCGCTGGAATCGTTCCGCAAGGCGCACGAGATCAACAGCACCGACCCCAACTGCCAGTGGATTCTGGGTTTGCTCTCGTTGCAGATGAACGACTTCAAGACGGGCTGGCCCTTGTATGACACCCGGTGGCAGAGCGAACGATTTAAATCGCCAAGGCTCAATACCGACAAGCCGCAGTGGACGAAGGAGAGCGGCGCCAAGTCGGTGCTGGTGTGGGGCGAGCAGGGCATCGGGGACCAGATCATTTACGGCACGTTGCTTCCGACTGTACGTACATTGTCCGGACAGATGACGGCGATGGTGGAGCCGCGTTTGATTCCGCTTTTCTCACGGTCAATGCCGGACATTGAGTTCATCCCGAACACCTCGCAGGTTCCGGCAGACAAGCACGAGACGCAGATTCCTTTTGCGAGTCTCGGGGCATCGTTGATTGAGTCCAAGGAAGACATCACCCGCTACGCCAAGCGTAACTTCTTGAAGGCGGACGACGCCAAGACGAAGGCGATCTGCGAAGAGCTTGGTATTACGGACGATGACTTTGTGGTCGGGGTGTCGTGGATTAGTTCAGCGATGAAGATCGGCCCTCACAAGAGCATGTCACTCGCAGAGATGATGCCGATCTTTTCGATACCGGGCGTGAAGTTTGTGAACTTGCAATACGGCCACGTCAAGCAAGATCTCGCGGACTTTGAGGCCAAGCATGGTGTGAAGATCATGCAGTCCTCGGTGGATTGCTGGAAAGACTTGGACGGTTTGGCAGCGCTTTGCTCAGCGTGCGATGTCATCGTTTCCATTAGCAGCTCCACGGTTCACATGGCTGGCGCATTGGGCGTACCCGTCATGCTGATGGATGCGAACAAGTTGTGGTACTGGGGCAACAAGGACGGCGACCGTAGCCTCTGGTACCCCTCGGTGCGGATCTTCCCAAGGGACTATGTGACTGCCTCTTGGAAGCCGCAGATTGAAGCCGTGGCGTATGAGATTCATGTGATGAAGAACGCATGAGCTGGTTCCCGACCGTGGCGCTGGCAGCATTGTGCGTTGCGGCATCGTGGCTCTTGGGCGGCGAACTGATTGATGCGGTGTTGTTGTATTTGCTTTTGATCTTGGTGGACAAAAACTAAACTTCTAACACAAGAGGGTTGTTTTATGTATGATAACGAGTCCCCGCCGGGTTCATGGAAGAAGGAACTCTCGGCTGCACCGTGGGGCTACGGACAGAACCAGAATCAGAAAGTCAGGGATGCCTTGGCGGCTGTTAGACAACGAGGCATGTGGACCGAAGCGTCGGTACTGGAGACAGAGATCACGACGCTCAAGGCAGAGATTGGTTATTTGATGGAGAGAATAGATGCGAGTAAGAGAGACAAATAAAACGACTGGGGCGATCAGGGAATACCTTGCTGAGATTGGACGCAAGGGTGGCTCAGCGGCAACGGGTGCAAAGAAGCGCCGTAGCCCGGACCATTACAAGAAGATGGTCGCAGCCCGTCGTAAGAAGCGTAAGGCCAAAGCAAAGCAGGCGAAAGCAGATGAGTGATCCGGTCAACCACCCTGAGCACTACCAGCAGGGTGGAATCGAAACCATTGACTATATCCGTGCGGTGCTGGGCAAAGAGCAGTTCGTGGCTTATTGCGTGGGCAACGTATTGAAGTACGCCAGCCGCCCGAAGAAGGGCAAGTATGCAGAGGACTTACGCAAGGCCGCGTGGTATTGCAACCGCGCTGCGGACGAACTTGATAAGGCATCGAAGGTCTGATACAGTTTGATTGTGCTATCTCCTGTTAATGACGGGATTGGCCCCGGATTGAGCACTCCCTCTCCGGGGCATTTTTTTACCTGCGTACTTTGTATACCCGCCGCTCACGACCGGGGCCGTTTGGCTTAATGATGTCCTCCATGATGTCGCCCGATTCCAAGAGCGTATTGAGATACTCGTTCCGATCCCGAGCCTTCATGCCTTGGCAAGCCTTGGCGAGTTGAGTACCGCTCATACCTTCTTTGCCTGCATCGCGAATGAGCTTGAGGATTCGCTTGTGCGCGGCTTCGATTTCGTTCTCTGCCACCTCGCGGTACATGAGTTCAGCGGTGTAGTTGAATGACCACCGCGCAAGATCTGCACCCATCTTCATTACTTCAAATGTAATGACAGGGGTATGCGGGTTACGGGCGATGGCTTCGATCATGGCGAGCTTCACCGAGATCTCTGCAAAGCGCACCCAGAGATAGTCTTTCTTACGAGCGCATTGAATCTGCCATTCCTTGAGTTTGTTGTACTCGTCAAAGGCATCGTCTTCCCACTTAACTTGGATGGGTACGACATCGGAACTCGCGACGTGCTGAATGTTTGAAAGATTACCGATGCCCACGGGTACCACCGATGCTGCTTCAATGACATCGCGGATGATGTCTTCGGGTGGGCTCTGTCCGCCGTCGGGCACTTGGCTGTCGGGGTATTCCTCGAACGAAGGCATAAGCAGAATGCGGCTCATGGTGCCGTTATCCAGCATCTCAAACGTTAGTGCCTTGGTGAGCGACGAAGGCGTCGTGGTGCCAAAGAAGTTGAAGTTCGGTTGCTTGATGTCAAGACGCTTACGGTCTTTGTTGTCGGCGTACTCTTGGCCGTGATAGGTGCCACCGCTGCTGGAGTAAATCTCAAGCAAAGTCTTGATGATGTCGCGCTGATGACCCGCTGCATTCTTGGCAGTCAAGCTTTGAAGGTAGAGGCCCATCTCATCAAGGTGGGAGATGCGCGAGGGGAAATCGTGCAGGGTGCGTAGAATCGCAACGCCTGATGAGAAGCGGTCGCCTGAGATGTAGTTGCTTAAGTTTGCGTCCTCCAGAATCTTCTTGACCTTCTGACGCGAGTGATCTTTACCGGCACCGGGTGTGGCCACCGCAATGGAGAAGATGTTGCAACGGGTACCAAACGAACTCATCGCGTACCGTCGCCCGAAGATTGCGCCAAACATGCAGATGGAATTCATCAACGCAAAGGTCGGCTGCGGTTGCTGGGAGCATGACAAAATCCAGCGCGTGACGCGACCCACGAGCGAGGGGCTTTCAAACCATTCGTTCGGGAAGTTGGAGCGGTTGCTCTTGGTGAACTTCTTGGTTTCGGTGAGTCCCGTCAGATCCACCCGCACTTCTTTGGTCGGATTCAGATTTAAATGCGGCGCAGGTACCCAGCCGTTTTGCTGAGCAAAAAAGTAGAGCGTACCGGCTCCGATCTTGGAGGGCGGCGACTTGCCGTAGTGATCCCACCGCTGCCGTGTCTCAAGGCTGTTGTACTTGCCGGAGGCTTGTGACCACTGGTCAAACACGATGAAGCCTTTGCCTTCGGTGGCGCAGTAGACGGCCATACCGATGCGGTTCCAATCGTCCCAAGAAAGATCTGGATTGGGTACAAACTTGAGTGCATCTTGAACGGCAGCGAGTGTACCCGTGAGGCCCTCGATGGACGTTCTCACATCCTTGTCAGGGATGATGGTTTGCTGGAGCCGCGAGCGTCTCAGGTTGGGCGGCAGGGTTTTGTACGCCGCCTCGCAAGCCTCCAGCACTTGTTGGTGCGTCACAAGAGGCAACGACTCTAGCGGTACCTCGTGCGGCGCAGAGAAGGGCCACTGGTACGGCTTACCCGTCTCGGGGTGTATGGCATAGGCAACGAACTGTTGACCAACCCCAAGCACTTCAATCGGGTGTAGGCTGATCTTGGAGAACGGCTCGTTGGTGCGGTACAGGTACAACGCCTTGGGGGATTTGCCGATGCGTACAAAGTCGGTCTTGCCGAGTTTCTCTTGGATGGTGTTACCGACCGCGATGGCAACGGATGAATCAAGCACATCGACATCAATGGCAACGACCTTGCCGGTCAAGATACCGACGCCTGCATCGGGCCACTTCTCCCAGATGTCAATGTGCGAGCGTGAACTATCGACCGTCGTCCAGCGTGGCATGTCAAACCACTGGCCATTGTCATACCGTCCGGGCTTCTTGGTCCCCGGCATAATCGGAACAATGGTGTAGCCTGCATCCAGCAGCTTCGCACCATGCTCAAACATGAATTGATCAGACATTGACGACTTGAACCTCTATGCGCTCTTCGTTGTCGTACTTCTTTGCAGCGACGAGTTCACACACGGCTGCGTCATCGTCAAATACGACTTCGTTCAGCGCGTCAAGAACTGCTTTAACGATATTGTCGAGGTCGGGTCGGGAAACGTGCCATCCCGTTTTGGTCTTATGGGAGAAGTACGCCGTGATCGTAACCTTGACAGGACCTTCTAACACGGTCTTGCCTATCATCGCAACTTGTGCAAACGACTTGAGTGCTCGTTCGTAATCACGAGTCTTTTGCGGTGTGTACGTCACCACACCACCGGCCTTGGTGCGACCGAAGCGCGGACGGGATTTACCAATGGGTGTGCCATGGAACACGATGTCAATCATAGGGTTACTCCAAACTCTCGCTTAATTTTTTGAGCGTGATCTTTTGTGGGCCGCAGGGAATCCTTGATATAGGCAGCAAGGGTATTGCGCGAAATGCCGATACGTTTCGCCGCCTCTTGGATGGTCAAACCCCTGCGCACCAAGGCATCGTGCAGTTTAAACCCCGGCCCTACTGAGGCGACCGAACGAAGGTCTTGCACTTTCACGGAACCCTTGGTTTTCCGCAGGATTATGGCCACCCACTGGGGCGACGGAGCACGGCTACCCGCAAGCCATCTTGTGACAGCGGTACGGGTACACCCGACCAAGGCAGCAAACTGCTCCTGTGTCAAGCGCTTTCGTCTCATGTATTCATTCAGCGTCATTGATCCTCCAAATTGCCCCCAACTTGGGTGACATATTGCCACCCCTTGCATTCCGTCACAAGGGGGTATAACCTCTCAATCACTGGCATTGTCCAGTCAATGTGGAGATGTAAATATGCGAAATGAAATTGAAATAGCAAATGATCTTTGGGCCGCGAAGCAGGCTGAGTCTGAAGCCAAAGCAAAGCGGATTGAATTGGAAGAAGAACTGATTGCTGTCCTCGGTTCCAAAGAAGAGGGGCAAGAGAAGCACGCTGTCGGTGATTACAAGATCACCATCGAAGGCAAACTCATCCGCAAGATCGACTGGAAGGCATTTGATGCTCACGTTGCATCGAAGATTCCGGCGTCCATGCACCCGGTGAGGATGGTGCGCGAAGTCGATGTGACCGGGGTCAAGTACCTCGCCAACAACGAACCGCAGCTCTATCGCCTCTTGAGCAGTGCGCTCACTGTTGTACCCGCTAAAACCTACGTCAAAATTGAATTGGGAGTCTAACCATGGCTATATCACTTGCTAGTCTCAAGAAGACTGGCACCGCTCGTCCGCCGCGTATTGTTTTGTACGGCACACACGGCATCGGCAAAAGCACCTTCGCGGCGCAAGCCCCGGAGCCTGTGTTCATCCAGACTGAGGAGGGCCTTGATGCTGTCTCTGCAACAGCGTTCCCGCTCTGCCAAAGTTTTGATGACATTCTGGAATGCATCGGCGTTCTCGCTGGAGAGAGTCACGACTTTCAAACCGTCGTGCTAGACAGCGCAGACTGGGCCGAGCAGTTGATCCAGAAGCGTGTTGCGCAAGACAACAACGTCAAGACTATCGACGCCATCGGTTACGGACGTGGTTATAAAGCCGCTGCCGATTACTGGCGACAACTGCTGGATGGGTTTGACCATCTGCGTTCCGACAAGAACATGCAAGTCATTCTGCTTGCACACTCGCAGGTTCGTAGATTCGATGACCCGCTGGCTGATCCGTACGACCGCTATCAGCTTGACCTGCATCACGGCAGCGCAAGTCTGGTCAGCGAGTGGTGCGACATTATGATGTTCGCCAATCAGCAGTACAGCACGGTGAAGTCGGATGTCGGCTTTAACCAGAAAGTTACCCGCGCCGTTGGGACTGGTAACCGTGTACTTTATACCCAAGAACGTCCGGGCTGGCAGGCGAAGTCTCGCTGGTCGCTACCCGACACCCTCCCGCTGGACTACGGCAAGTTTGCTGAAGCCCTCGGAAATTCAATGGCACAAATCGTAGGAGAGTAAAATGGCCAAGTTAAACTTTAACGCTTCAGAAGTCCCCAGCCAGCAAAGCGGTTACGAGCCGCGACCGACGGGCGAATACACCATGCAAGTCGTAAACAGCGACATGCGTACCACCAAGTCGGGCACCGGTCAGTACCTCTGGCTGGAGTTTGACATCCTGAGTGGCCCCGTGCGTGGTAAGTACTTTGAGAGGCTCAACCTTTTCAATGACAACGCCAAGGCCGTAGAGATTGCTAACCGGCAGCTCTCTGCGATCTGTAACGCTGTGGGTTTGGTTGCGCTTCAGGACTCTGAGCAGTTGCACATGAAGCCGCTCAAGGTCGTACTCAAGGTCACCGAGAGCAAGGACGGTTCTTTGCAAAACAATGCGAAGTACCTTCCGCTGAACGCAGCCCCGGCTGCTACGGCACCGGCACCAGCGGCTCCGGCGGCTCCGGCTGCTAAGCCTTGGGAACGTCACAAGAAGTAACAGGTAGGCACGGCACCTCAGGGTGTATTGATTAACCCCCTAGCTGAACCGCTCTGGGGTGTCGTGCCGCTTTAAATCATGGTCAAAATACCCGACTTGCAAGATCCGACACTGCTTGCGCTTGATGCTGCCTTGGAAGAGGCGCAGCGCAGCTCCCCCCGAATGTATCTCGGTGCCTCTAGCATTGGCGAGAACTGTGAGCGTAGACTGTGGCTCAGTTTCCGCTGGGCCAAGCAAGGCTTTATCGAAGCCGCTGGGCTACGCCGAATTGAAGATGGGCACCGGGGCGAAAAGGTATTGGCAGATTGGCTACGGTTAGTACCCGGAGTTGATCTTTCCACGGAAAAGGAACCCGGTGTCCAGCACAGTTTTCAAGACCACGGCGGTCACTTCCGTGGCAACTGTGACGGACTCATCACCGGTCTTTTGCAATCCCCAAAGAAACTTCATGTCTGGGAATGCAAGATCGTCAACGAGCAGAAGTTCAAAAAGGTTTCGTCGCTGAAGATCAGCAAGGGCGAAGAGAACGCGCTCAAGGAATGGGATTACGTCTACTACGCTCAGGCTCAAGTGTATATGCACTACTTCAAAGCCGAGCGTCATTACATGACTGTGGGCAGTCCCGGTGTGCGCGACATTGTAAGCATCCGCACCGAATACTCAGAAGGCGATGCCCAGAAGTTTATCGACAAGGCCAAGCGCATTGTCTTTGCACCGAGGCCCCCGAGTAAGATTTCAAACGAACCTGCATGGCACGAGTGCAAGTACTGCTCGTTCCATGGGCTGTGTCACAACGATGAGATGCCAACGCAGAAGTCGTGTCGGACTTGCATGTACTCGACGCCGTTGCCAGAAGGTACATGGAAGTGCGAGAAGCATGACCACCTTCTCACCGACCCGATGCAACGCGCAGGCTGCAACGATCACTTGTTTCACCCCAATCTTGTACCGGGAGAACAGACCGACTACGGTGAGGGCTGGGTGGAATACACGCTTAAAGATGGAACCAAATGGACAAACCGGAGCCGCTCGTAGAGGACGATGATGAATTCTCGTTTTCTGGAGAAGAGATGTATTTGATTCTGAAAGCACTGGATGTGTACGCACACGCCATGCTGCTCAGTGATTCGACGACTGAATTTTTGAAAGTACAGACGCTGGCCAAGTACATCATCAGTAAGACACCCCGATCAGGATTGAACTCGTGATTACCTTACGCCCGTATCAAAACGAAGCCATTGACTATACGTTCAAGTACCTTGCTGAGAACGACGGCAATCCGCTGATCGTGCTACCCACAGGCACCGGCAAGAGCTTTGTGATTGCGGAGTTTTGCCGCAAGGTCTTGGCCAACTGGCCCGACAGCAAGATCGTGGTGGTGACGCACGTACGGGAACTGATCCGCCAGAACCATGAAGAGTTGATGCGTCTGTGGCCCGAGGCCCCGGCGGGAGTGAACTCTGCGGGTTTAAATCAGCGCGACTACGACCCGGCGATTGTGTTCTGTGGGATACAGTCGGTGCACAAGCATGCGACCAAGTTCACGAAGGTGGATCTGTGCCTGATTGATGAGGCGCACCTGATCCCGCGTAAGACCAACACGATGTACCAAAAGTTCCTAAAGACTCTGAAGGCGATGAACCCCCACCTTCGGGTGATTGGGTTGACTGCTACACCATATCGCTTGGACAGCGGGTTACTGTGCGGAGGCAGCGATGCACTCTTCACGGATGTGTCTTACGAAGCTCCGCTCTCGGACATGGTGAAGCAGGGGTATCTCACCAAGTTGGTCTCCAAGGAACCCAAGACCCTGCTGGACGTACGCGGCGTAGCCACCCGAGGCGGCGAGTTTATTCCCGGTGAACTAGAGCGAGCGGTAGACAAGAAGGACGTAAACCAGTCGGTCGTCCGCGAGATTGTAGCCTTTGGGCAGAACCGTAAGTCATGGCTGCTCTTTTGCTCCGGCGTCTCCCATGCCACTCACATTGCCGAGTTGGTCAGGGGCTACGGGATTACCTGTGAGACCATCTTCGGGGAGACCCCTAAAACCGAACGAGACCGCATTGTGGCGGACTTCAAAGCGGGGCGCATTCAGGCGCTGGCTTCTATGGGCGTCCTGACCACGGGCTTTAACGCGCCTTGCGTGGATCTTGTGGCGCTGCTTCGACCTACCCAGTCGGTAGGGCTGTACGTACAGATCATGGGCCGTGGCATGCGTAACCATCCCGGCAAGGCCGACTGCTTGGTATTGGACTTTGCAGGCAACGTCGCTCGACATGGGCCGGTGGATCGGATCAATCCCAAGAGACCCCGCAAGTCCACCGAAGAAGGCATTGCTCCAACCAAGACCTGTCCTGAGTGCAAGAGTATTGTCCACGCTGCGGCCATGGAGTGCTTGGACTGCGGGTACGAGTGGCCCCCACGGGAAGTGGAGATTGATCGCACGGCAACGACGCTGCCGGTGATGGCTGCTGCAATCCCTGCGCAGTGGGTCAAGGTCAACGCGATTGCTTACCGCCGTCACCCGAAGCCGGGTAGCCCAGACTCCATGCGAGTGGAATACCGCTCAGGATTGGTGGTGTACCGTGAGTGGGTCTTCTTTGACCACAAGGGATACCCTTTGGAGAAAGCCCGCAAGTGGTGGCAGCGACGCATGGCTGGCCCCGGTGTTCTTCCAACCAGCACGACCGACGCCCTTGCTAAAGCCCACACATTACTGAAGCCCGATGAAATCAAAGTATCTAAAAACGGCAAGTACACAGAAATTACCGACTTTCGGTTCGTGCCCAATCTGCCGCAGGAAGGAGCGGGGGTACCTGTATATGCCTCCGCCCGGAAGAAGTAAGAAACCCGCAAGATTTTGCAGCATGCGCTGCATGGACGCTTACATGATTGACAAACAACCGAATGAACGAACCGCTTTAAATGAAGCCGCTGTCGCAGCGGGACACTTCATCGAAGCCTACGGGGTGTATGACTTTATGCAGTTCACGCCCGACCGCTTTGACGAATTCATCGAAGCCATCGTTACGGCTTACGTGGACTCTCTTCAGCAACAGGCATCGGAGCAGGAGATCGTTCGCTTCCCGTGATGTAGCCGTTGCCCCGGCAGGGTTCGCTGCCCGTTGAGAGAATGACGAGTTCAGAATACCTCGGGTGAGAACACCACCCCTCGCCTTCGTACGTCTTGACGAAGTACTTACATTGCGTACAACGCATTAGAGTTTCTGCCCTCTGAACCATGCCTCACCGTGCTCTACGACACAGAGTTCCGGCTGCAAGAGCTTACCCTTGTAGAACGTGAGTACCGCAAACCCCGAGGCCCAGTTGACCGGTCCCGCTTCGGTGTAGTTGAACTGCGGACCATACGGCTCAGCCATGGTACCGGTGTCTACACCGTATCTACGGCCACGGTAATCTGACCACGGGGTCACAGAGAGTTTATGCAGATGCCCGTGTACGTATGACACGCCTGCTTTGAGCGTCGAGTTATAGGCCGAATGGATACCGCCCGAAACAGGGCGATGCCGAATCGTGGTCCACCCGTCCGTCTGGTTGTTGAGGTGAATGCACCAACCCGCACGCCAGCGGGGCAAGTAATCCAGCAGGGTCATGCCGGTTAGTTCTTCCAACTCGCCCACGCGGCTCGACAGGTAATTCTCAAACCGGGCATCGTGGTTACCAATGGTGCGGACTAACTTGGCTCCTGAAGCCGCTCGTTCGATCTCAGCGCACCGATCCTGCACGGCAGCGATCTCGTCCTTCATCTGCGGCTGCTTTTCCCACATGATGCGAGCGTGTCGGCTGATCCGAGCACCGTCCAAGATGTCGCCGTTCAGCACCACCATCTTCGGCTTCAGTTCCTTGGCCAACTTACAAAACGCCTGATGCGCCTTGGTCACGATGCTGGGCCAGTAGTGGCAGTCCGAAGCCACGAGAATGACCCCATCGGTCACGGCATCAACCATTTCCGACTCGTATTTATCCTGACGGATCTTAGCTAACTCGTTTAGTTTATTTCCCACTACGCTCTTTTGGCTTGTGGCAGCAGGGTTCCTTCTACTGCTTTCAAGGGATATGCAGTACTTCTGCTCCAATGAACGTCGCCTGTCGTAGACGGACCTGACATCCATGTCAAAGTGCTTAGCAACTAAACTTGCTTTTCCGAACCGCTTCCAAGCCTCTATAAATTCTTGATCGTCTGTATATCTGGGCATGATTACTTCTTGGTGATTTTGATGCCTAGTTCCTTACGGCGTTTTTCCGTGGCCTTATCGTCTCTCTCGGCCTTCCACTCAATATGGCCGTCGATGACCCGGAACTCTTCCTTGTGTACAAGCGCACAGTCACAGCACTCCGTGTGCGTGTAACCCTTCATGCGGTACCACTTCCCATCCTCGATCTGGACGGGGATGTACTTCTCCCGCTTTTTCATAGGCTTGACTCTACCTGCTTGAGTAGCGTCTTAGCAAGTCCTGTTCGGCATGAGTGTAGATTGGACCGCCTTTGGCTTTTTTTACGCGCTGCGCTTTGATGTATTCCTGCGCTTGCTGTTCGTTTTTTATGCCAATTGCATCTGGGTTTATTCCCGTTTGCTCCATGAAAGTAGTTTTCCAAAGCGTCGGATGTCCCGGTTTTTTAAGAAGCTTTCCCTCTGAAGTCATGGATGACCAATGAAAACGATTTTTATCATACGGGTCACGCTGGGGTCTAATTCCTGACTTCCAAGCGGTGATGTAATCGTAGTCAGCATTTTCAGATAAGTCCGGCTCTTCACCGTACTGCTTAACAAATTCGCTGAACCAAGGGGTTTTCCTTATTTCGTTTACGATTGATTGACGCTCTGAATCAACAACACCTCCATCACGATAGCGTCTTAGCAAATCCTGTTCAGCGGGGGTGTAGACAACGCCGCCGTCGGCCTTTTTTTCAGTAGGTTCCATCCGCTTAGCGTACTTGTCGCTTAAGGCTTGAATGCGATCCAAGTAATCATCCGATGCCTTGGTGAACTCTTCTTCCGAAAGAAGTCCTTGCTCGTACTTTCTCTGAACATCAAGGTATACCTTAGACAAGGCATCTCGCTCCCGAACCATGGCGAACTGTTGCTGCGCAGTCAGTTTGTCCACATCAACCGGCGTGACCTTGATACCAAAGGTCTGAAGCACGGCATCGGTGGTTGTAATGGGCGATTGCGTAACCGTTTCTGCTCCGGCTTCAGCGCGTTTAAATTTCTCCGTAGCCGGTGCGCCGGGGATACCGGGCAGGTTAGGAAGCAAAGATGTAATGAACTTGCTGGCTTTGATGGCTGCGTTGTTAGCGCGAACCTCGGCTTCGGTCTTGCCAATGTTTAGACCCGGCAGATCGCGACCAGTAAAAGGGTCTCTGCCTTCGTACAAAATGGTAAACCCGTCAAAGAGCGGGCCACCCGGCTGAAGTGCTTGCGGGAGAAACTCAAACCGTCGCCCCGTTGCTTCGGTGGTGGCAAACACATCGCCGCCCGGAACAAATCGTTTGACATCAAGATACTCTGACCGCTCTTCGGTCGGTAACTTAATCATCGTTGGCGGCATACCCGGCACGCCAAACCACGTACCTTTCTGCGACTCCGGCAGCATTTTGCGCTCAAGTTCAGTATCGCCAGCACCTTCCGCTTCACCGTATTCGTTCACAGCATGCCCAAGCGCAGCCCACTTGGCGTACTTCCATGGACGCATGGCAGCAGACTCTGCAAGCAATGGCACCGCACGGTAGCTGTACGCAATAAACGGATGTGTCGTATTGCGCATGGCTTGAACAATTGGCGCATTGATTTCGTAATCAATCAACCACTTCTTGGCTTCGGCAGCGGCATCTTCTGGAGACATTCCCGCTTTTAGCCGGTCCATGAATATGCCAAACCTGAAGATGCTGTCTTCACCTTGATAAGCATCAATGACTTTACCGCCGGTCTTTTTCCATCCAGCGTTAGCCACTCTGAACATCTTATCTATATTGTCCGTAGCCGGATTAATGGTCTCTAACTCATCCAGCATCTGCTTGCCTTCTCGGCCTAGTTCTTGAGAAGAAAAACCCGCGTCAAACACGCCAAGTTTTCTGGCTTGCTCGTATGCTTCGCTGTCACTACCTTTACGAATTTCATTTGCTGCACGCGCAAGACTTGACCAGTCTGAACCAGAAAGATCGTAGAGCATGAAGTTGGACATAATGTTGTTGACATGAACCGCAGGATTCAAAGCGGTCTTGCCAATTTTCCATGCCCTAAGCAACTGCTGATACGTTTTGAACGCAGGGTTTCTTGACAGGCTTCTTGAGAAGTCAATTGACTTAAGATCGTTAAGCACCGTTGGGTCAACGTACTTTCCAGCAAGGTTGCCAAACTTAGCGATATTAGTTCCTTTAAGTTTGTCAGTCGTGACTTGCTCAAAGCCTTCTCTAGGAACATCGCTGACGTACTGATCCATCTTAGAGATGTCGTCAAAGAGCTTATAGGTCGCAATGTCATTGGACATCAGCTGACCAGTACGAGCAATGGCAAAAGCCGCATCGTCAATTTCGCCTTTGGCCTGACGCTCTTCTTTAGTTAACTGGCGACGAACGCGAACCTTGCCGCTCTTGGAATCACCAAAGCGTTCCCATCCCTGCTCAATAAACTTGGGCAGTTCATCTTCGGTGACATCCACGACTACGCCGCGAGGCTTTAGTTCTGAGCCAATTAATCTCAGGTTTTGAGTAGCCCGCTCAATCAAACTCTGCGGCTTAAGCTTAGTCGTGTACTCGCGGTGCAAATATGTTGCAGCGTTTTTGTTAAACGTCTCTGGGCTGAGCAACCCAACGTCTACCATCTTCTGCCCGTAACGAGTGATGGTTTCTCTAGCCCTGTTATTAAGACCAGCCAAAGACTCTACTGGGACTTCTTCGCCCTGCATCAAGTAATAAAGAACTTTACGCTCGTTGTCCGGCAGCGTTCTAACGTCTTTGACCAAATCCAAAAAGTCCTCAGACATTTGGTTCTTGAACGTCTTGGCATTGGCCTTAACGTCAAGATAGTCCTGCGGCAGACCATAATTATCAATGACCCCGCGAGAGAACCACTCGGCTACGTTTTGATCGCCAAGCGGAATTTTCTCTGCAACAGCCTTAGCGCCTTTTGCGCCGCCAAATCCAGCCAAGCCATAAAGGGCTGCGGCCATAAGTTGATCGCTAACTGGCGCATCTTCTTCAAGAGTTTCAAGACCAAAGGCCGAGGAGGCTGCGCCTGTGGCTACAGAAAGTGGATTGCGCTTGGCAAATTCAATTGCAGGACGACCAACGTACTCTTGATACAACTCAATAGGCTTTGCCGCAATACCACCTTTCAACTGCTCGGGCGTCGGCTTGGGACCCATTGAAGCAGCACGAACTTCAGCATCCGCAGCCCGCTCGGTTTGTTTGACGGCAGAGGCATAGGTTGGGTCGATCTTAACCACATCCTCAATAGTCTTTGCGCCTTGCTTGACCAGCTTTGACTTAGGAGTAAATGGCAATGCAAGTTCGGTTACGGTCTGAGCCGTTTCCTTTGGGATTGTCCCTTCGGTGGCTTTTGATACAGGCTCTGCAACAGTTGTTTCAATCGCCGCCTCAACAGGCGAAAGCACAGAAGTAATTCCACCAAGCACAGTCTTGCCAAGACCCGCTGCCTTACCAAGCATTGTCGGGTCTTCAACCAATTGCTTAGCGCCTTCTTTTGCAAGGCCGACATTTTCAGCCACTGTCCGGCTGTAGACTTCCGGATAACTTGTAATTGGTTCAAGAGCCAACTCAGTAAATGTCTTTGGCTTTTCAGGCGGTAAACCCGAGGCAGGCTGGGGGACAACTCGCGCAAGCGGCGATTCGGTATAAGAAGGCTGAGGTTCAGGCGATGGCGCAGCAGGTTGCTCAATCTCACGCTCGCCAATTTTGGTCACTGTTACATCCGGCGCAGCAGGAGGCTGTTCCGAATAGTAAGTTTTCTTGACGTAATCAATGGCGTCCTGATTGGTCGCGCCTTCAGGTACTCTGACCTTGTAACGCTTACCATCAGGGCCGGTAACGACATACCCTGCCATAAGTTACCTATTAACCTTCGTCTTCGTCAGGAAAAGGCTCTACTGAAAAACCGCCTTTCGTGGCTACTTCTTCATAAGTAGGTTGATTAGCAAGTCTTACCGCATCTTTAATTTTTTGTTGCCTTTCATTTGGGAATGGATCGGCAAATGCAGCGGCTCTTTCTTTGTCATTAACAGTGGCAAGAAATTCTTTTGCATTTTTAATAGCAGTATCTTTTGTTTTTTGAGCAAGAGTTAAAGATGATTTACCTGACCCGCTATATCTTGCAATAAATGATTGAGCAGCTTGTACCTCTTCAGGATTTTTGCTGCTTAACATTTGATTTGCTCTAATCAATTGACCTAAGATACTTCGATCTTCTGGAGAATTTTTTCTTCCAATAGAAGAAATTTCTCTTGCAGCCGCGTCTTTTGCAGATTGCGGTACGCTTGGATCTTTACTGTCAACAATTGACTGAAGATCAATAATTTTTTGCGCATCAGCCTGAAGGTTTTTAGGTTTGTTTGCTTCAGCAATTCTTCTTTGTTCTTCAGCCTCATATCGTTTTTGAGTGGCTTCATCCAACGCCTTCTGACGCTCAAGTTCTGTTTGCTTCCCAAGGATATTAAGAATGGCTTCCCGCCGCTTCAAATCATCTTGCATTTCTTTCTCAGCACGCTCCTGCCGAGCAACGAGAAAATCACCGCTTTTCCCAGTCGGGATCGCAAACTCTCTAACAAGTTTTCCAATAATGGTTTTTGGCTCAGGCTTTGGTGCAAGAAGTCTTTGAGTGGCTTCTTCAAGTTGAGCAATATACCTATCTCGAAACGGAGTTGTACTAGCGGGCTCACGACGACGCGCCTCTTCTTGAGTCTCAGGCATCGGTTCGTAGTCCGCTTCAATAGACTCAGGAACGCCTGCCTTTCTCAAAGAGCGAGAGATTACATCGGAAAGAGGACCGCCACCTCGAATGGCTTGAGAGAGAGACGACTGAAGTGCCCCAAGACCAGTAAGGTTTTCATCCATTTCTTCGTCGTTCATGGTTATCCGCCTTTGCCTAAGCCCTTAAGAAGGTCTAAGAGTTGCTCAATGCTTTCAATGCCGCCAAGAAGTCTGCTGAAATCAGTAGTTCCATATTCCCAATCAGTGGGTAATTTTTCTTCCTTCTGAATTTGAGTTTCTGGCAACTTGATGTTGCTCAACAAGCTGGACAAGAACTTCACCTGCTCTGCCGGGTATCCCTGCTGAGTCAAGAAGTCCTGATACGCCAAGTCCAGATTCTTCTGGTTCATCAAGCGTTCTTTCTCGCCCACGCTTGAAACCGCAGTGCCTTCGCGGACGCCAAGTTCCTGAGCACTTTCGCCTGTTTCCAAATATCGCTTGGACAATTCCTGAAGGTTTCTTGAATCCTCCAGCGACAACTTACCTTTGGTTTCGCCAATACGCGCCAGCATTTCAGCATCCTGCGCCGTAAGCGTACCCGTCGCCTTGCCAATCTCAAGAAGTTTGGAGGCATCGTCGGAAGTCAACTGACCTACCCTAGCGCCAATGTCCCCTATGCGAACACCGCTCTCCAGCAGACGAGCGTAATCATCGGCACTCAGTTTGCCGACCGTACCAGCCAATGCCGCAGCGCGATCTACATCGCGACCAAAGATCTCTGCCGCTTCGCCGTAGCCTGCTTGAAGCGCCTTGGCCTGCTCACCCAACACCGCCTCTTGAACGTCGCGCAATGCCCGCGCACCAAACTCGCCCATGCGGGTGCTGCCGGGGCCGACGCCAAACTGACCGGCTTGGATAAACTCGCGGCCCACTTCGGGCAAATACTTCTCGCGCAACTGCCGAGCGCCAATGTCGCCAATCCTTTCGACGACCCCGCTGATATAGGGGTTCATGTATTCGGCTACGGCACTAGGGAACCGTTGGGCGGCTGATGACAGATATGGTTGCGCCGCTGCAACAGACGACCCTGCTCCGCCCCTCTCAATGGCCGACATGCCGGTTTCAAAGTAGGGCTTGGCTGCGCCCACAGCGGACATGTCTGTTGCCTTGCCAAAGAAGGGCTGCGCTGCCCCGGCTCCGCTCATGGACGCTGCTCGGCTGAGATCGCCTGCTGCGGCACCCATGCCGGTCATTTCCCCGGCCTTGCTAAGCGCCTCACCGCTTTGAGTCAGGAACGGCTTATAAGCGCCTGCGCCTTTCTTGATGGTCTCGAAGCCCGCTCTTTCGGTCTCGGTGAAGGGGGCGATTCTGGGACCGCCATAGGGCGTATACGGCAGTCCACCAACGGCCTGCGCACGGCCCAGCATGTCCGTAACGTACTGGGTATACCACTCAGGTAACTGAAGAGAAGTGCTGCTAGTCAGCGTGGTCGGTTTTGGCGCATTGCCTTCAAACAAAAAGTCTACGAAGTTTTTGCCCCCACCAGAGCTACCTGTGGTGCTTGTTGGTGTGGTGCTTGTTGGTGATAAAGGATTTGCATCCGGACCTGCTGCGCTTGCCATTAAGTCAACCCTCCGCCCATATACTTATTAGGCGATTTTGCGTTTGGACTAATCCGGCCACGCGAGAGGGCGTCACCCTTATGCTTGCGGATGTTAGCACGGAATTTATCCATTCGTTTCGCCCCCTCTTTCGGAGACCCGTCGCCCAGTAGCGCCAAGGTTTCCGCATCAATTACGTACTCCCCGTCGCTCAAGAGAGCCGGGATCTTGTCCTCGCGGCCAGAGCCGGGACCGCTGACATATCGACCCCCTGCGGCCAAGCCGCCCATGGCAAATCGGTTCTCATCTTCCGGATTGACTACCCCAGTAGCGGGGCCTTGAGTCGGCGCAACCTGAGTCATCTTGTCCTCAAAGAACGTCGCCTCGGGGCCAAACCCATAGTTGTAGTAATCAATATCCGGCTTGAGCGCGGTACGCTTGATCTCGTACTTAGGCAACGCTCCGCCAAAACTGCTGGGCGCTGCGCCAGTTCCGGTTTTGCCTTTACCCGCAGAACCCGCAACCCCAAGCATACCCAACAACTTCATAAGTTTTTGGAAGTCCTCAAAGGTACCAAGAAGCTTCTTGATCTGATCAAGCGGGGATTCTTTAACCTCGGTCGGCTTGTAATCTTTAAGAATATCTTCCGGCTTGACATCAATCGGAGGTGGCTCTGGGATGCCCAAAGGCGGCGGCGGAACTTCAGGTTCAGTTGGCTTAGTAGTCTCAATAACCACTTCTTCCAACGGACCTTGTGGTCCCGGCGTAGATACCGTTCCCGGCGGAACAAGCGGAGGCGGAGGGGGAAGCTCAGGCTCAATAGGTTTGGTAGTTTCAATTAAAACTTCATCCAGCGGCCCCCCTTCACTTGGAGGAACGGTAACTTCCGGAGGTGGTGCAAGCGGAGGAGGCGGAAGTTCCGGTTCCGTGGGTTTGGTAGTTTCAATTAAAACTTCATCCAATGGGCCTTCAACAGAAGGCGGAACTACTTCCGGAGGCGGCGGCAAAACCGGCGGCGCAACAGGCGGCGGCTCAACGGGTTTTGTTGTTTCAATGACTACTTCTTCAAGAGGCCCCGGCGGAGTAGGTTCCACAACTTCAGGAGGCGCAAGCGGAGGCGGCGCTACCGGCGGCGGTTCAGTCGGTTTAGTGGTTTCAATAACCACTTCCTCTAAGGGTTCAACCGGAGCCTTAACCGGCGGTTCAACAATTTCAGGAACTGTTGCCACAACGCCCGTCAATGGACCAGCGACAGGCACAGGCTTTGTTCCGGTAACTACAACTTCTTCAAGCGGAGAAGGTTCTGTAGGCGCTGGTTGAGTGGGCGCAGCCGTTGTTGCTGTACCACCACCAGTCAAAGCCCCCGTTGCTGCGCCCGTTGCGCCTAACAATGCAGCGGCTTGCGGGATAGTTAAACCAAGTTTAGTTGCGGTAATGACAACTTCAGCAAGCGGAGCCGCTGCTGCCGCCCCTGCTGCGCCCGCCGCTCCAGCACCTGCCGCCCCTGCTCCAGCACCGGCACCTGCGCCCGCTCCAGCGCCTGCCCCCGCACCGCCACCTGCACCCCCTGCAAGTCCCGGCGCAAACCCAGCCGTAAGCATCGCTGCCGCAGCGACTTTGACAAGATCTTTAACGGTGGTGTCTTCTTTGCGAACAAACGCAGCCTGCGGGTCAGGATACCCAGCCCATTGCGGCGTAGCGCCCATGCTGGTGAGTGCACGCTTGGATGCGTTTGCCGGGTCAAAGTTAAAACTACTACCCGCGTAATCCGGCGGAATCGCGTTATAGAACTGCTGCATCTCTTCTTCGGTAAACGGCTGACGCAGTTGCGACAACCAATCTGCCTTGAGAAGACGATCCGTCAGTCCCTGTTCCTTCGCATAGGCAAACGCCTCTTGGAACTTGTTGGCCTTGAGCAGATCGCTCAGCGGCTTCATCTGGTCGTAGTCTTTTTCAACCTTGGCAAGATTTGCCAAATCGCGGTTGATCTTGGCATCGACCATGCCCTGAAGACTCGGATCTTCGGCAACGGCTTCCTTGAGCGCAGAGCCAAAGATTCCTTTGTACGGATCTTTAGCCGCTTCCTTAGCCGCCTCTAGCGCACCCTCTTCGTAGAGTGAACCTTGTCCGCCGACCGCATCCTTGGCGACGTTTCGCTCATAGCGACCTACATCAAGCGGAGGGCCACCGCCAAAGGCCGCGTCGCCCACAGACATATTTCCAAACGCTTTAGGGTCAATCAGCCCCGCCATACCCATGGCTTTTGAAATGCTATTAACTTCTTCCGGAGTCAGTTTAGATACATCAAACTCAGGAGCCGTAGTCGGCGCAGTAGATGCCGCTACTTCAGCGAGGGGCGACCTTGGAGTAATAATTTCCGTTTCGCCAGTCGGCATGATGCCTTCGGTTGATTCGGCAAGTTGTAGCGGGGAAGGCTGCGCAACAGGAGCGGTCTCAACCTGAGGCATGACCGGACTCGGAGCGGCTGGCGGTTCAGGAGTGATTGCAACGGTTTCCTCTCTAGGAATTACTACGCGCTCTTCTTCAGCCTTACGCGCTGCCTCTTGCTCTGCCGCTACTCTTGCAGCCTCTTCTTGCTGCCGACGCGCCGCCTCTTGCTGAGCAATGCGATCTAGTTCAGCCTGACGAGCAACCTGAGCCTGACGCTCCTGCTCGACGCGAGCGGCTTCAACACGCGCTGCCTCAGCAACACGCTGCTCTTCTAACCGACGCTGCTCAGCGGCAATCTGCTCTTGCCTGACTCTCGCGGCTTCGGCCTCACGACGGGTGCGGGCTTCATCTTCAGCACGCTGAGCCGCCTCAGCCTCACGGGCAAGTTGCGCTTCTCTGGCCACTCTTGCGGCTTCGGCACGAGTTGCTGCCTCTTGCTCGGCGCGAAGACGGGCTTGTTCCGCAGCACGCATTTCTTGGGCAACCCGATTTGCTTCAGCCTGACGAGCCGCAGCCGCACGCGCAGCCTCTTGTCGAGCAGCCTCTTCCTGTCTCGCTGCCTCTGCTTGACGTGCGGCTTCTTGTTCCGCTGCCAATCGGCGCTGCTCAGCAAGACGTTGTGTTTGAGCAACACGAGCGGCTTCGGCTTGTCTTACGGCTTCGGCCTGACGGGCTGCTTCAATCTGCCGCTGCCGGTCCATCTCTGCCAATCTTGCCGCTTCTTCTGCGCGAGCAAACTGGGCTTCTTCGGCAGCAAGGGCTGCTCTGGCAGATGGCGCATTAACGGCACTTAGCCCCGGCTCAGCCGCTCCCTCTTCCGCTCTTCTCAGACGAGGACCATATACGGTTTCTTCCGCTACCGGCTTTTTTCCGTAAGTATAAAAACTAGCCATGGTTCACCTAATCCAAAACCTGATAAAAGCGATACGCCCATTCTTGCCAATCGTCATACTGATAAGGCGACGGCGGATTCTGCTGGGAAATGCCATTGATTCCAATCAATCCAGCCCCCCAATTCTGCCACTCTTTCTCAGACACAAGCTGCGGAATCGGGCCGTAGTCCTCTAAGTCAAAGACCGTAAAGTCCGCCCAATCCTTCAGGGAGTGATAACGCGGGTCGGTCAGCAAACTCACGGGTTTTCTCCCAGCATCGTACCCGTAGCCGCTTCGACGTGAGCAATCACTTGCCCCATCTGATAATCGCCATTGATGATGTTGCTCTCAAATTTAAATCGCAGTTCGCGGCGAATCTCGCGGAAGTACACGAGCTGCTGCTGCTTGTCCTGAGGCGTGTCGTAAATGATCTGCGGGCTACTGGTGACTTCCGCCGCCTTGGCGTTAGCGCGGCCTGTGATCTCTACCGTCATGTTACCCGACTGAACAAAGTCCGGCTCCATCATCTCTACGCGCAACGCCATATTCTGCGGCTCTTCCGACGCTACCAGCGAGAAGTCCGAGGTTTCAAAGTACGACCGAATCGGGCGAATCTGATCGCCGTTGATTTCGTTGACGCCATACTCGTGCTGCCACACGACGTAGCCCTTTGGGTCGTTGATGATTCGGGGGTTACCATCTTCGGTCACACGCCGCTCGGTGTCTTGCGTACCACGGTATTGCACCGTCTCGGTATCAATGATGCCGGTCATCAAGGGTGAGTTGAACACCTGCGCATATTGACCCGCAGAGCGTCCGCCACCCGGCAGTTCCGTGTCATACCACGTATTCTCACGCACGTTGTAAATGACCGCATGCGTGCACTCAGTCGCGTTGCCCCTCGGGTAACACCACCAGATCTCGCCCCAGCGGGGAATCTTGATCGCAAAGACTTTTTGGCGCTGCGCATAGTTCAAGTTGTCGTAGAACCAGTTCAAGTTCAGTTGGTTCGGAACTTCGCGCACGACGCCGTTAAACATCAAGAAGCGGTCAACACCGCACCAAAAGTAAATTCCGTCGTACTCCACCACGCTCTTGCCAGAGAGAATGCTGGACTGCGAGGTAATGGTGTCAAACTGAAAAACGGCAGCGTCACCGGTATACGTTGCACGAATCAACGAATCCAACGACCAGAAAAGCCCAGCAGGCGCGTTACCGGCACCGGCACGAAGCGGTAGACCCTTGACGATCTTTTGACTCGTGACACGCGCAGCGCCAGCATCACCACCGGTCCAATCGTCCGTATATCCCGCACGACTCCACTGCACAAAGCCATCCGAGCCATACGCAAACACATACGGAGCCAAGGCAACGATGCCGCCAGAGACCGTAACCGCTCCCACCAAATCTAGCGGAGCCGTGCCGTTATCGTAGCCTCGGTAAAACGCCCCATTGGCATTGGATGAAATGTCTTCAATGTCCTGCGCAACGTGCGCCAAGATTTCGTTCTGGTTGGTCGTCGTGTTGTAGGCAACGTCAAATATCCAGTTCGCATTATCGTTGCTGACGTACCCAAGATTGGTACGATTCGTAACAATGCTGCTCGCGCCGTTCTGGCTCAGACGGAACCGGAACACACCATCCGATGTCCCGATGTGGACGTAAGTAAATCCATTGTGGTTATGAATGTGCATGCCACGGGCAATGCCGTCCAACCGATCTTGCAGCGCACGGAACCCACCGATCTTACGCGGCAGTCCACGCTGGAAACGAACCCACTGTCCGTCAACGTAGTGGCTACCTTCAAACTTCGTTCCGTCCCGCTTGATGCCGGGATCAGAGCGAATAATGATCGGACGAAGAGGCATTAGTACGTGCCGCCCTTGATGGGGTCAAGGTCCAGCGCCACCTGAGCGGCAGCGGCATTAGCCGCCGTAAATACCGCATTACCCACCGTCGTCGCGCCAAGATTGGTTCGTGCTCCCGATGCCGTCGTGGCTCCGGTACCGCCCTGCGCAACAGAGAGCGGGATACCAATCGTGGATGTATCCGCATCCACCACATCGGTGCCATCGCAATACAAGATCGCTCGTGCGTTTTGAGCAACCGTGACGCCCGGAGAAGCCTGTCCTGCGGTACGAATGCCGAGCGTATAAGAGCCACTCGTCTGGTTGCTGACCCAGTACTGCTGCGTTGTCGTCGGAACAATGATGTCGCGATTACCCGTCAACGTACCCGTAAAGACGTATGCCGTCTTGTTGAGTTCAGCAATTGACAGCGTGTAGTTACCAGTGCCGGAGATGTCAATCTGAAGCACGCTGAAGGCGTAGATCGCGGACTGACCAAAGCCAATCGTCCAGAATTCAACGCCGTCGGTAATGATGATGCACGAATCGCCCGGTGACAAAACCAGCGTCGTAGCCCCGTTGATCAACTCGGAACTATTGGGGTCAATCGTCAGATCGCCCGTGCCGCCGTTACGAACTTGCAAGAACCAGTCGTTACCCAGCGACGGCGCTGCCGTCAAAGCAAGCGTACCCGCACCACCGGTCCAGACATACGCCTTCGCACGGTCGCTTACACCGGCTGTGTAGTTACCGCTAAAGGACGATACCGGCATCGACTGATTGAGCGTCGTAGAAATCGCCTTGAGCCCAAGCCCCGCCAGAGACGCCGCGTTAGACGCTGACGCCGATGCTCCGTATTGGAACGACCGCCACGTACCCGCCGCCGTGCTGTTGCTCGTCAAATAGATTTGAAACGTGCTGCCCGAAGTGGGTGCGCAGATCTGAGTTCCGGTGCTGTCAACAACGCTAAAAGTGTTTGCGCCGACGTTGTTAAAGAGAACCGTTTCGCCGGTAGAAGCCTGCGTGGCATCCGGCATTGTAATGACCAAGCTCGTAGTCGTGGCATTGATGTCCATGATGGACGCCACTACGTCTTGCGTCGGAGCCGTCTCTAGCGGCCAGTCCAGAACCTGACTAATGGTTAGAGAGACATAGCGATACGAGACATCACTTGAATAGATGTTCGTGCCGCCGAAAGTTTGTGTAAAGGACGCGGTCATAGTTATGCCTCACGCCGGTTCGTAGACCGGTCAACAATCTTTTGCAAATCCTCACCGTTCAACGCCGCCAGCGCACGGTCATAGTACGACTGCCACAACTGTACCCGCTCGTCGTCTTTGACAAAGGGCGTCGCTTCCACAAGGCACCCGTACAGCAGCAGGTTCGGTGCAAACTCGGAAAGCCAATTGGTCTGGTTGGTGCTGTCCAAAAGCGGCGGCAGTTCGTAGTACAGAATCTCAACCGGATACGCCGCATTGGGCGTCGGACCAAAGATCCAATAACTGTAGTTGTAATCGGCGTAAAACTTCGGTTGAGCGGTCTGCGTTTCGTTTGGCCAATAATCCCTCAGATATTCATACGACCGAGGGTAGATGGCGACACGGGTGTTGTTCCCGCTGCCAGTGCCGATGTTTACGCTAACCGTGTCACGCCAACGATCCGGCTTGGCATAGACCGCCACCCCCGTCTGCATGGTCATGGTGACCACATTCTGGAAGCCCTGAATCTTGAGTTCGCGAGCAATCCGACGCTCGGCCAGCGTAATGAGCCGGGGGATCTGCTCAAAGACAATAGGGTCCGTCGCCCCACCACGTTCAAGGTAGTTGCGGATGTCGGACTGCAAACTGGTAAATGTCATCGACGCAGGCATAACCCTCTCCTAGTGCCGCGTCTTACCAGTTAGGGGCAAGACTCATTGGCTCAAATTGTAGCAAATGTTACTTGTCAGTGACCCGTCGCCACTCTGGCTTACCCATACCTCGCGAGAAATGGGGGGCATCGACCAACTTAATCCCATTCCCACCCCAGCTATTAAGCGGGTTCAGCGATTCCCAATACGCCCCAAGCGGAGCCAGCGTGGCCTTGTCGTAGGTCAACTTGCCGTCCTTGAAGAAATTCAGGTCCACCGCACGACGCTGCAAGTGCAGGCTTTCCATAGTCCGGCTGCGACCCGTCTTGACGTAAATCTGTTGCTGTTCCGGGGTACGGTACAGTTCACCGGCGGTAACTTGAAATCCAAGTTCCGTAGCCTTTTGAACTAACTTGCCTACGTCCAGCAAAAACGCAGCCTGTTCGGAGACGTTACTCATTTCATCGCCTCCTTCAGGGCTTCGGTCTTGTCCTTGCTGCTCTGGCTGGAGCCGAAGTAGTAGGAGACGATCTGGCTCGCAATAGCCGAAAGCACACCCAGCACATATATGAGGATGTCCTTACGGGTCGCTTCAACCGGGCTGTTGTCGAACATGACGACGCCGAACAGCACAAAGGTCAAAAGCAGAATAGACAGCGCAAGGACTGGGGTGACGATTTTGTTCAATAAAGGTG